TAAATGAAGGTGTTTTTTGGAATGACCAAATGGATAGTGCTATTTCAGTTTATTCTGAAACAGAAATAACAGATCAACAAGCAGATGTATTACAAAGATTGGGGGTAGCGTAATGATAACTAAAGATGAAGGACACAATAGCGAGTGGCAATGGGAAAGTATTAAAATTGAATTAACAAACCCTAATGGCAAAACAATTAAATTAAATAGTGGTGATTTAAGTGATTGGTTTATGGAACAATGTTTTCAAGAACTACAAGATTATGTAAAAGAAAAAAAGGGAGTTTTAAAATGACACAACGAGATGAAGGACACTCAGGCGTGTTTATAAAATGCCTTCCAAGACATAGATAGTTTAGGTTAAAGTTTAGACAAATACTTCACACAATCTTCAAGTGAATCAACAATAGGATCAAGCGATGACAACTGAGAATCTACAAGCGCAAGCGTTTGTTTACCTTCAAACAACAGATGCTTATCCTTCCACTCCACAAGCACGAAAGAATTTTTGGGATGCTGGAAATGAAATGAAAATTGATGAGGGGACAAGCGAACTTTATTCCCACTCGCCACTTTAAGTTCTAATGTGAAAAAGTTGCAATTATTATTATAGCCCAGTAGATCGGGAGTACCAAGTAAGCTAAGGTTTTCAAGTCTAGTCCAAATGATATTTTTAGAAACACTTTTAAGTTTTTTATATAATTTAGTTTCTGCCCCCATTGCATCGGGTAAATCCTTTGGTTAATAATCTTTTACATAACCAGGAGGTAAAATTAATTTTTCTTCTCGATTTGGTTTTAAAACAACACGCAAGGAAGTATCCATTGGATTTGTACTTTCATGAACTTCAATCCGCTTGATCTCCTCTAGATAACCTTTACGAGTCATGATATATATTTTTGCATCACTGACTGCATTACCTCTACGACCTTGCTGTCCTTCAGTAAATTTTTCTAAATACTCTTGCAGGTGCTTGACGTACATTATTTTTTTACCACCTGACTAGTTAAATCCTCTATCACTTTTTTATAACCATGCAAGAGATTTTCTAATTTTATACATTCAGATTGATATTTTTTTAGATCATGTATTTCAGCTCTTAACATTTTTATAGCTTCTTTATAGCCTTCTATAACGTCATCTTTCATACCTTGACAATATAGGATACTTAACTTAAATTGTCAAATATGG